GATGGTATGGTTGAAGGCAGCCTAACATTCCAAGGTAGTGGTAACAGCAGTGATGTTGGTATTGCATTCACAACCACAGGCAACGTCTAATATGCAGATCACAGTCACTGGTGTTCAAGGTGTTGGCGTTGATTTAGAACGTTCATTACAGCGTCTGGTCAAACAGATTGCTGATGACGTCTATGCCACAGCCAGATCTAAAACACCAGTGCGTAGTGGTCGTGCCAAAAACGCATGGACAGAAGCCACAAGCAAGAACAACTTCAAAGTTGAAAATCGTGTTCCCTATATTGATAAACTAGAGGCTGGAGCGAGCCGACAGGCACCTCGTGGAATCATAGGACCAACTCTAACCACAATAAAAGGAAAATACAAATGAACAAAGTAATAGACCAAGCCACAGCACACTTCCGTAATCAGATTTCAGGTGAGATGAAATCAGTCAAAGTTCCTGAATGGGGAGATGCTGAGATATTTTGGAAATCAGCAACCACACTCAGAGACGAAGGCAAGATCCTTGAACTAAGCCAAGCAGGTAAAACTGTTGAAGCCTTGGTTGAAAGTCTGATCCTTCGTGCTAGAAATCAAGATGGCTCTAAGATGTTTACCTTCGCAGACAAGATGGTATTCTTGAATGAAGTTGATCCCAAGGTGTTGATCCGTGTGGTAGGTGAAATGAACAATGTGCAGGATCTAGATTTGGATAATGCAGAAAAAAACTAAGGGCGGATCCAGATCTCCTATTTGCCTATAGGCTTGCCAAGGATCTGGGCCGCACAGTTGAAGAAGTATTAGATATGTCAGTGGTGGAGTTTGTAGGATGGGCCGCTTTCTATAAGATAGAAGCAGACGAAACCAAGAAGGCAATGGACAAACAAAAAGGACGAAGATAGCATGGCTGACGCACAAATTAAGATCACCGCTGACACCAGTCAAGCAGAGCGGGCTCTAGGCAGTCTTACCAGTAGTTTAAGAAGCCTGGCCTCTGTGGCCATTGGTGGTGCGTTGGCCAAACAGTTTGTTGATATTGCAGATGCTGCCACAATCCTTTCAAACAAATTAAAAACTGTTACCAATAGTTCAGCAGATGCTGGCATTGCTTTTGGTGAAGTAGCAAGAATTGCCAAACTCACAGGATCTAATCTAGGTGCTGTGGGTGATTTCTTCCAGAAAGTGGCATTAGCAGGTCAAACCATGGGTCTAAGTTTATCAGACACCACTAAGATCACTGAAAACTTCAGCAAGGCTCTAGCAGTTACTGGCACAGTAGGTCCAGCGGCAGCAAGTGCAATGTATCAATTCGGACAGTCACTAGGCCGCGGCACTGTGATGTTTGAAGACATGAAACAACTACAGGAAAGTTCAGCAGGCACACTTGCACTTATTGCACAACAGTTTGGTAAGACATCAAGTCAATTTCTCAAAGACGTTCAAGCAGGCAAAGTTGGCAGCAATGACCTAGCCAATGCCCTAAAACAATTAGGCGACACCATTGATCCCACATTCAATGGCATGCAAAAAACTGTGGGACAAAGTCTTGAAAATGTCAGAACTGAATTTGTCAAGACCGCACAGAAATTTGAAAATGCCACAGGATTCTTTTCAGGGCTGGCCAGAGCAATAGAATACATTGGTAATAATCTTGGCGTTGTGTTGCCATTAGTTGCTGCCTTTATAGGAGCATTTGCTGCCACTAGAATAATTGCCATAGTGACCAGTCTTTATGAAATGGTCAAGGTGTTGAGATTAATTGGAACCACAGGAGCAGTGGCCACTGCATTAGCCACGGGTGGTCTAAGTGCCATTGCCGCGGCCGCTGGAGCCACAGCCGCGTATCTGGCAGCAGACAAATTGTTTGCTGACATGGAAAAGAACGAAGCTCTTAAAAAGCAGGCAGATGAAGCCAAGAGATTAGCAGAAGAAGCAGAAAAAGCAAATAAAGCCTTGAACCCTGCAAAGAAACCTTTGGCCTATACAGGTCCAGAGATTGATTTGAAAGCATTGGGTGAAAGTGCCAGCCTATACACCAAGTCACTGAGAATTGAAACTCAATTGATTCCATTAGGCAGTATAAGAATGGCACAGGAAAAGGCTGTGTTAGATTTTGCCAAAGAGCAAAAAATTCAATACGAAAAAATAGCCAAGACAAAGGTAGCAGATCAGATCCGTGCTGATGTTGCTGCCAATCAAAATGCCAAACTGTTAGAAGATTACAGACAGGCTGAAAAACAAAGTAAATTAGAATTATTGAGTCTTAACACCAGAGATCTTGATCAACGACAAGAACAATTAGCAGTAGACCAAGCCCGAGCCAACAACCATGGTGTATTGACCAAAGAGATGGAGAAACAGGTTCGTGCAAACAGTGAAAATGCCAGACTGACTCGTGAAGCATTGGCCAATGAACAACAGCGTAACCTATTAACAGGCACTGCTACAAATCAAACTCGTGCAGAAAGAATAAGCACAGTCACTGGTGTCATCAGTGAAAGTGATCCAAGACTGGCCATGGCACAGGATTATGCTACCAAGAAGCGAGCCATTGATGAAGCCATTGCTAACACCAGCAAACAGATCGATGATGGATCATTCAATGCCTATAAGCAGTTGATTGCTGCCAGAACAAACCTAGAAGATACCTATCAGAAACAGAAACAGATAGCAGACATTGAATTTACCAACCGTGAATTATTCAGACAAGAAGCACACGCCAAGGCCTTGATGGATCTGCAAATGAAAGTCATGAATGCCAAGGTTGAAGCAGCCAATAGAGCATTATTTCAATTAGATGCCATCAATAAACAAGAATTAGCAAATGAAATGCGTGTTAGTCAGGCTAAATTTGACACAGCCAATAATGATTTAATTAGACAAAAACGCCTACAAGATCAATCATTGCAAAATGAAATCTTTGTTGCCACAGCCAGGATAGAAGTTGCCAATCGCGAAGTATTGGCACGCCAAGCCATTGGTGAAGCAGTATTGGCCATGGAACAAAGAGTAGCAGATGCAAGACTCAAGCAAGCTGGGGTGACCAATCAAGCCATACTAGACAGTATAAAACAGAATCAAGCCAACGTGAAAATGATACAGCAAGGTGGTGTAGTAGGTGCTCAAGGCATGTTAGGTGCTTTGATGAGTGTAACAGGTCAAATGTCACAGACCAGCAGAAAAGCCTTTGAAGCACACAAGGCAGCGGCAATGGCTCAGGCTATCATTTCAACATATCAAGCAGCCGCAATGGCCATTGCATTTCCACCAGGACCACCACTGTCATTCATCTATGTGGCAGGTGCTATTGCCGCAGGTCTAGCACAGGTGGCACAGATCCGCAGTCAGCAGTATAGTGGTCGTGCTCTAGGTGGACCAGTTATGGGTGGCAAGTCATACATAGTTGGTGAAAGCGGACCAGAACTGTTCACTCCCTCTACCACTGGTAACATAACTAGAAACAGTGACCTACAAGGTGGCGGTGTTACCAATGTGAACTTCACAATCGTGGCCAATGACACCACAGGCTTTGATCAATTGTTGGCATCACGCAAAGGTGTCATACAACAAATTATCTCTGACGCTATGTTAGAAAAAGGTAGAAGGAGCATGGTATAATGGCTGACTTAGCAACGCAATATCCCTCAAGTCCCAGTTTTGAATCAATCAACTTCAAGACAGTGACACCCACACAGGTCACAGGCACCATGAGTGGCAAGGTCAGAAGAATTGGCATGGGCGTGAGTTACTACACCTGGGAAGTGAAATATCCCAATCTATCAAGAATAGAAGCAGGCACAGTCAAAGGTTATTTGGCACAGGCCTTAGGTCCACAGTTTAGTTTTGAGATTGTTCTACCTAAACTCAGCACCAGTGCTCTTGCTGTGCAGACTTCTTCAGTGCCACGCACCAGTGCCACAGCTGCCATAGGCAGTATAAATGTCACGCTGACAAACTGTGGTGCTAATGCCAATGTGTTGGCAGCAGGAGACTTCTTTAAATTTGCAAACCACACCAAGGTATACATGTGTGTGGCACCTTGCATAGCCAATGGCTCAGGCAACGCTACTCTGTTCTTTTCAGGACCATTGGTTGTTGCTGTGCCTTCATCAACCAATGTGACCATTACCAATGTGCCGTTTACAGCCATACTGGCAGCACCTGAACAAGAGTTTGATGTTGGATATGGTGGCATATCAAGCATGAGTGTATCAATGAGAGAAACATTCTAATGAAAGCATTTGCATCAACAGCCAACAAAGACGAATACTATCGCGATCATACCATATCTGTAGACTGCGTAGAACTACATCTCAAAACCCCCGCAGGAGCCAATGATACTCTGTATCTCTGCAATGGAGGATTTGACATTAGTTTTGACAGTGACACAGCACCAGAAGCAGGTGCCAATACATATCTAGCACAGGGCAACTTCATAGGCTTTGGCGGCATGAGCGAAGACATGGAAGTCAAAGTAGGCAAGTTTACAATATCACTCAGCGGTATTTCAAATGGCTTGGTTACCAAATTTATCAACTATGAAGTTGAAGGTGCAAGGGTTGTGATCTACAAAGCCTTTGGCACTTTTGGTGTCAGCGGTGCAGGTCCATTGGCCCTAGTGGCAGCACCCATAATGATGTATGATGGCACCATATTCAATTTCTCCATACAAGAAACTGCCAACAGTTGCCAACTGTCAGTGGATTGTTCTAGTCTATTTGCAGACTTTGAGCGTAGCAATGGACGCAAGACCAACAACTGGTCAAACTGGTTGTTTCAAGGTGTGCAGTATGACAAGGCCTTTGTGAAATCAGGTTGGGTAGGCGAAACTGAAATCAAGTGGGGTCGTGTATGATCATCAGAGCCATGGAGCCAAGAGAATTAGATGTGGTGTTGAATCTATTCAACTACTACTGTGAAGCCGCTGCCATCAGTGAAGAACAGTATGATCAAGATCGTGCTAGAGAAACTGTGCGTGAATACTGCATCAGACCCAATCTATTTTTTAGAATAGCAGTCAACGGTCAAAGACCCGTGGGCTTGATTGGTGGTTTTATTTCACAAGATCCTGTAGAGACACAGGTCACTGCTACCATACAATTTTTGTATTTGATTCCAGAATTCGCTGAAATCAACAATTATCAAAACCTAGTAGATGAATTTACCAATTGGAGCAGCCAATTCAAAGTCACACAGATTAGAGCCATTGACATTGGAAACAAACTAGATAGACTCAATGACGTCTATGATGAACTAGGATTCTCTCCGGTTAGAGTGTCTATCATGAACAAGGAAATTGCATAATGGGATTTTTCAGTAGTCTTGTAGGCGGTGTAGTTGGCTTCTTGATTGGTGGCCCTGTTGGTGCTGTGATAGGTGCTGGACTGGGTGCCACCAAGGTAGGAGAAAAGGTTGTAAATTCCGTAATGGATTTTGTGCTACAACCGTTCATGCCAAAATTGCCAGACATGGGAGCCAGTGGATCAGCAGAGCGTGAGCAAGGTGTTATGTTGCAACGTC